GTTGATGTGGTTGTTCTTTCAATAATAGTACCATCATCTTTTGCGTAATAATCTTTACCTGCTGTTAATCCTGTTTGATCTATGTTTATAGATCCTGGCCTATTTACTCCTACTGCTGCCGTATCACTTGCTGATGAAGATGCAATACCGAAGTAATTATCATTAGTTAGGTTAGATTCACCTGTTTGTGCAGATTCTTGAAATATAATATTATTTTCACTACCTGAACCAAAATTAATTAAAGCTTGAGTTTTAGAATAATTACTACTTACATTTGGATAGCGTGTAGCTGATGAGGAAAATTCTTGTACTGAACCATTCGTAACACTTGTGCCTGATACTGTAATTACACAAAAAATACCTTTGTTAGCATTTGATGGACTGTCAGACTTAGTTGCTCTTACAATTATAGTTTTGCCACTTGCTATTTTAACACTTCCACATTCTCCAAAAGCACCATTTAAAACAGTTATATTAGATATTTGTGATGTATTTCCCCATGTTAAAGTAGTGCCGCTTAATGTAGCTGATTGTGAGTATAAAGCGTAAGATTGAGATAAATAAGTAATTACAATTACACCGTTATTATCTACGCTTAAAGTAGTATCTAAACACATATTAGAGTAACCAGTATCTACTGGATTTCCTACAGCTTGAGCTGAACCAAAAGAAATACTTGTTCCTGATACTGTACCTACATTTGTATAATTAATTGCTGTGCTATCACTTTGACTGTTTTCACAATGTAAAAATACCACTTTATTTGCTGTTGAAGAATAAGAACATAAAATACCTCCATCAGATGCGTATAAACTTGTTGAGCTTAAAGGTATAGTTGTTCTACTACCTTGAGTAAAAGTTGTACCATCTAAATTAATTACAATACAAATTCCATTATTTGCTCCTGATTTTGTTCCTGATACTACAATTTTTTGTGCAGTTGTATCGTAAGTTATATTAGCATTTGTAAAGCCACCTCCTGACCACACATTAGAATCTATTACAGTTTGTGTACCAAGTGTTAATGTAGCACTTGAACCTGTACCACTAAAAGTAACAGTTGTAGCAGTTAGATAATCACTGCTATTTAATGCAATCACCACATATTTATCTTGGTTTGGTTCATAAATTATACCTGCATTTCTTTCTTTTCCAGCATCAAAATTAGCAGTTGTACCTCTAGTTATTGTTTTTAAATCAGTTGATGAAATTGTATTAGGTGTTAAATACATATTAGTTGTATTTGCTACTCTATATAAATTTACAAATTGATTAGTTGCACCCATTGCAACTTGACCTTCTTCTGCATTACTAACAGTATTTGTAGATAATGTTCCTAATCCTGAAGCAACAGTTGTTGTACCAACTTGTGTAACAGTATTATCAGCGTTTAGAATTAATGGCTTGCCTGCTGTTATTGAACCACTTGCAGTATAATCTCTGGCAATACCAACATTTCTAAATGATGATTTTTCAGCAGGATAAGTTGTAAAGACTGTTGATGTACCTGCTAATGTTATTTTTGCTCCTGAATTAGAGCTTTCTAAAACTGTATCTCTACTTAAAGTCGTTCCACTATGTGTATAAGTACCAATACCAACTTCAAAGTTATTTCCAGACGTAATTGCATAGTATGTTTGATTTCCGTCACCAACAACTGAAAATGTTTGAAAACCAGGATCTGCGGAACCAAGCGTAATTGTTCCAGTACCAGTGGTAGTGGTTGAAACCTTTACCCTATCTTTAACAACTATTGCCATTAAACTTTAAGCTATTCTTATAATAGCGTTACTCGAGTCGGCAGTAGGAAATTGAATGGTGAAATCTCCAGAACTTGATGATTTATCAGAACCAAAATCAAGAACTGCTACTGCTTTATCAGATTGTGTTGAATTATATATTAAAGCGCCTCTAGCTGTAATTGTAGAGGTACTAAAAGTTGTGTCAGCAAAATCTGTAAAAGCTGTTGTTCCTGAAGAGGTTGGTGTTACATTTGTTAGTGAATTACCACCAGCAGAGTATCCTGTTCCTGTTGTTTCATTAGTTGTTGCATATGCAGTAGTTGCGGCACCTAATGTTGCTGAGGAAGTATACAATGCAAGTTTAAATGTTGCACCTGTTCCAGCTGATCCACCTCCTGATCCGTTTGTAAAATTGTGCACACCTTGTAAAATTTCAGTTTTAAAGCTAGTACACATTGCTTGAGTTATGGCCATATTACATTCTCCTTATAATTTCAGCGAGGTCATCATGTCCCTCTTGGGACAATGTACCACAAATAGTCGTACGTTCAGACAATATAGCTTGTTGCATATAATATCTCAACACTTTGTGGACATTTTCTTTAAATGCTTCTGCCTGGTCTCGTATTGCAGGCGGAGCATCTTGGGAAACTGAGATAATGTGATTGGTTGCTCTATTAGCCCAATGATCAATATCTAGCCCCTTATTATTAGTTGTTATTACATTAACTGTTCCAGTTTGTGTTCCTATTTCTTCTGTAAACATTAAGTCACCTCTATTCTTAAACTATCAAAACGATATTCGTCACGTCTATCTCTACCTTCAAATAAGTTTTTTTGTCTTGATATTTCTTCTGCAAACCTTTTTTCATATTCTTGTTGTAAGGTAGGTTCTCCCTTCATAAAAATATATGCTTCAATTAATGTTCCGTACAAAAGAGCATTTCTAGAATTTTCTGATAAAAAAGTACCAGATGTATTAACAGTCAAACTTGGTGGTCTATATAAATAATTTAATTCCATTGTGTAATCAACATCTGGAGTAGGTGAAAGTAAAAATGTATTGTCTTCATTTTCTGTATTACTGCCAGCATCAAAATCTGCATAATACTTTGGTCTTCCCCTTAAATCTGTTTGTGTTGGGTCATAATCATATGCTTGAATAAATGATGGATGTTTTTTATCAAGATAATGATAATCACCATTTGCATCTATTGCAGCTAAAGAAAAAGAAGCTAAATAATCTTCTGGTCCTTTTAAAAATCTATTACCAGCAGTGCTTGTACCATTAGCAGTTTTTCTAAAAACATTAATTTGAACTAACTCTAACAATCTTTCTTCAGCATTTTTAATAAAATCGTTTATTGTGCTTACAAAAACAGTTTCATCGTTTTGTGTATAATTTTGTACTAATGTTTTTAATTCATCTAATGTCATGTTATTACCACCGTAACTGTACCAACATTTGCATCTATTGCTGATACAGAAAATGCAAAACCAATAGGATCAAATGTTTTATCTGTAAAAGCGTTTACTTTGCTTGTTTTTACTACACCTTCACCCGCAGATATGTCTTTATCTGGTCTAGGTTCGTATAAAGCCTCTGGATCAACAACATTAACTCTTAATTCTAGCTGAGGTTGTTTTGGTTCCCAACAGCTTGGACATGTCTTTAAACCATTCCATTCTTTATGCAATTCTTTTAAATAGTATCTTTGACCACATCTATCGCATTGTCCAAAAGCTTTTTTACCCGTGGCATAAGTCATGAAAGCCTCCTATAGCTACGCATAGAAGGTCTTATTTGATAGCTTTCTCTTACTTCATCTTGCTCTGCTGCTCTTTTAAACTCTTCTTCATAAACAGCTTTTAGTAGTTGTGTTCTTTCAGGAGCTCTTTTCATAGACAAATAATAAGCAAGACCACTAGTTAAACAAGGATAAAATCTAAAAGGTACTTGCATAGTATTTGAACCGTAATCAGCATCATCAATTCTTTCTAAATAATTATAAACAATTTTATCGTTATTATTGTTTGATGTTGGCCATATTTTTATTTGAGGAGAAATTTGTTTATCTACAAAATATTGACTAGGTGTACTTTCGTCTGTTTTATCAGGTATTTGTAAATACTCTTTACGACCAATTGACTGTATAATTGTATCCGTATCTTTACCATTTACAACCTTACGACTAGCAACTCCTAAAACATCAATTGCACCTTCTGGCAAATCATAAGTTGTTTGACCTTTTGTAAGTGTCTGAACTTTTTCTTTTACAGTCCATTGATTTAGACCTCTATTAGCCCAATCAGCTAACATAAGATTTATACTTCTTTGAGCTGTTTTTAAATCATAGCCAGTTCGTAATTGTAGACCACATCTTTCAAATGCTTCTTCAACGTATTCAGCAACATCTAATTCAAAATCTTTGCTATTACTAACTGCCATTTCATTACCCTATTTTAGTAAATTTTCTTTTACCAGGAGCTATTGCACCACAACCTATATTTCCAGATCTTGACCCTGGTTTTATAGTTTTACCATTATAACTTACTAATCCACCCATATTAAATTTTTTTATTTTGGTTGAGTTTTGTATTTGTTTATTCATTTGAGCTCTTGAAATAGTCATTATAATAAAGTTCCAAAAATATCTATATCAGTTATTTGAGGCTGATCATAATCTTGTCTACTTGCAAATCTAGGTTCTTCATTTTGAAACTGTGACATGTATTTTTGAAACCGCCCTAAGTCAAATTCAGAATTAGGATTATACTCTGGAAGGTTTGACATGTGTTCTTGAAATTGTTTTTCGTTTAATACTCGCCTTAATACCTCTATATCAGCAGCATCACCGGGCCTACCCGCGGATATAAAATAACCAGGATCACCAAAACCACTAATAGAAGATGGCATTCTGCTAGGTAACCCTAAACCACCATATCCTGAATACATTCGATAATTAGTAGGAAACATTTGATAATTAGTAGGTACTTTGCCGTATGGAGTTGTCATGCCTGATCTTGCATAAGCAGAAGCTGCATCGTTAAAAAAAGAACCAAATTTATTACCAATATAACTAGCAGCAGCTGGAATTCCTTGAGTAATTAATTGACCTATCATATTTATCTCCCTTTTAAACCATTACTAACTTTAATAATAACCCTATTACACTTGCTGAAGCACCAATTAATATAAACTCTATTCTATAAAGTCTTTTATCTATTGCATCGTATCGTTCACTACATGCATCAACATGTAAATCAATTTTTTGTTCTACCGTTGCTACCGTAGCTTTTGGCATTACATTGTTCCAAAAATATTATCATACATAGTAGGATTATTTGTACTTAAATAATCTTGATAATCTTGTGAATATTTTTGACCTTCAAACGGTGTATTTAAATAATTTTGATAATCTGTTGTATACATATCACCAGTAAAACCAGGTGAAGTATATTGATTATAAAGTGTTGAATAAGGATTGTAAGGCAATTGATTGTAGTTAGATCCTCCATAACCCCCAAAGAAAGGTGAACCATACATTGAAGGTGAGAAACCACTACCCATATTGCCGTAGAAAGAACCAATGCCACCTGCATAAGGATTCATACCATAACCATAACCCATACCACTAAAGAAAGGATTACCATAACCCATACCACCGCCATAATTATAGCTAGGTTGTCTAAACATTGAGTTTATAAGGCCAAATAACCCACTCATATCTCCAGAACCTGTTTGACTAGAAGGTTGATTTTGTTGAGCTAATAAATCATTGTAAAGTTGCTCATAGTTAACACCTGCATCTGTTGTTGGTTGTGTAACTGTTTCTTCAACAGTTGTATCAACAATAGGATCAAATAAAGTAGAGTCAGGATTTGCAGCACGAAATGCATCTATCCCAGCAAATGTTTCAATTCCTGGATAAAGAGCATTTACCTCTGATGCAAGACCCATAGCAGCCTTACCTGTTGTAGGATCTAAGTAAACAACTTGATTTCTTCCAGTTCCATCACCAAAATCTTGATTGTATGGATTGTAGGTAATATTACCTGTAAATTCAGGCATTGTTGTTGGATCATAACGATTAACTAAATCCATAAAAGATTCATCACCACCATATCTTGCAATTATATCATCAAGATTTGTACTTCCTTGTAAGAAAAAATCAGCAGTGCTACCTAGACCTCTTTCTATTAAAGCATTAGCAATTTCTTGAGCAGTTGAACTTGGTAAGGTAATAGGGTCATCACCAGGTGGAGGATCATTACCGGGAGGCGGATCATTACCGGGAGGCGGAT